AGCGCGATCAATCGCCTGCAAGCCCTGTCCGAGTTGGAATTGATATCCGGGACCGGTCTGGAAATTTGACATGGCGCGAGCGTTACCAGCCGCACCATTCGCCCCCGTCGCATCGCCATAGGCCGCGTAGCCCGCGTTAGCCTGACCAGACACCGGAGCATAGATGCTCTTGAGCGTATCCATGCCGCCCTGGTAGGCGTTCGTCGTCGCCGTGCGGCCCTGACCGTATAGATCGGAGAGCTGCTGGTAGCCCTGATTGTAGCCGTTGGTACGGTCCTGCGCTGCCTGCTCGGCGGAGCTATTCGAGAAAATATCAAAGAGCGAAATTGTCGCCTCCTATTAGGCTGCGCGCGCAAAAGCGCCGTGCATTTCTGCACGCGCTGCGCTGATGGCTGTTTCTGCTTCCGCTACTGACGAGAACCGCCCGAGGCGAATACTTTGACCATTTGCGGTTATGACCGCGCGCCATTTCTGATGGCCTGAATCCCAATGAACGCCTTTGACGCCGCTCTTATTGTCTTTGCGGCGCTTTGCGTTCTGGATATTCTCGCCATTATTAGCAGGTCTGAAATTGGCCCATCGGTTATTCGACTTGTCGCCGTCCTCGTGGTCAATGAACTGATCCGGATCATGGCCGGTCATCAGCTTCCAGATGAGGCGATGCGCCAAGTAATACGTTGGCTTTCCATCGCGACGAATACCTACATGTAAGTATCCGCGTTTTGTCACCGTGCCGGCGACTTTTCCGGCACACTTGTTATTCCATCCGATATTTGCGCGGCACGTTTCCGGCTTGACCTTCCATCGCAACTCGCCGGTCCCAGCGTCATAACTAAGAATCTCTGCTAGTTCTTCCCGCGAAGGAAGCGGCTTAATATCTGATCTCAAGATGATCTCTACCTTTTTAGAACACCGGCACGTAGCCGGTATTACCGGCGTCGTCCGTGATCTTCATCCATTTCTGGATGGTGGTATGCGCGCCGGTCGGGCCGAGGCTCGACATGGCCGTTGCAACTGTGCCGTTCGCACTAAAGTCGCCGGCCGCTCCCGCCCGCGTCAGGCGGTTGATGCGATCCCACGACAGGAAATACTTGTACCAATCGACATTCATAATTCCGGTCTTGGGGTCGATGACCGCAACGTTAATATTCGGTAGTACGGGAGGTAGCGGTGCAATCGTCGTCATCGCCTGACCTCAGCCGACATGTCACCACCAGTTAAAATGCAATCCACGTCGTCCGTGACTTTGAGCCGCCAGCGACGGCCGGCATTCTTGGTCATGCCTGTTTTGTTGACACGGATCGGCCCGTTGACGGTCGATTGAACGCCCAACTTGCGCGGCAAAGGATTCGACCACGAAACGCCACCGTCATCCGACCATGATATTTCAACGGTCGGATCGGTCTGCATCGGGTCAGTTCCGGTCGCATCACCGACCCCCTGAGCAATAGCGAACGATGCTTCAGGAACAGCAGTTCTGTGCGGGAAAGCCGAAGCCGGTCCACTTTCGACAGTGAATGCCAGCGCATCGCCAAGTTCATTGCCAGTTGCGCCAGAAATCTCAACGAGTTTACTTGTCGAGATATCATCGCCGGCAATCCACTTGTTGAAGGCGAAAAGCGAACGTGTCGCGCGCCAGTTCAAAACGCCGTAGCTCTGCCGCTCGTGCCAGTGCAGCGTGTCGAGATCGAAAACCCATGTCCAATCCGGGGATTTGACCGCAACACAGGAATGTCCCCGGATCGAATAAGGAAACATCTCGATATCGTTGACGCTGCCGCCACCTTCCATGAACGAGGCAATGGCGCGGTCAACGTCAGGGGTAGAAATAGCCTGCGGCGCATATCCATTCAGCGCATAGACGCGCTTGTCATCACCGACGAACAAGATGCCCTTGCCCATGCCATCCTCAAACCCGGATATGGCGTAAGGACCAAGCAAGCCCTTCGGAATGACTGTGACGCGGCTATATGGAAAGCCCGTTGCTTCGGCCGTATCGTGGTAGACCTCGATTGAAAGCGTGCCGCATAGATACAAGTCAGAGAACGCAACGACGCGGATCAGGCCGTCTCGCTTGCCCTGCGCGCCAACCTCATCCAGTGCATTGATGGCTGTATCGTTTAGCGCCGAGGCAAAACATCGCCCGTCGCCCGTCGTGAAGAAAAAATAGCCATCCTGGAAATCACAGCTATTGACCGCCGGCAGATCGGCGTCTGTGTAGCTGACAACCGTCGTTGACGTGACGATAAACGCGCCGTTGTCCGGATCAACTACGACGATATCGGGCGTTGGACTTTTGTTATTGACGGCCCAAAAGACTTTCTTTGTCCCTGAGAGCGCCGCTACATCCGTTTCAGTGCCGGCCGAGACAAAGCGGGTAACTCGTCCACTCCATGCCGTGTAAAGATCGTTACCGTTCAGGATGCCGCCACGAAACCCTGACTGTGCCGAGCTCGCAAACGTCTTTAGGCCAGGCGGCCTGCGCCATGAGTCCTTAGACGACGCCCCAGAAGCCAGCGGTTCGTGAAACGCATTGATTAAGCGCCCTGCACTCTCATGCGGCCTTTGACCGGGAGCCGAGGTGCGAGGAAACGGAATTGCCGTCATCAGCAGTTCCAGTAACTACGTAGGACCGGCCTGACGCCCTGCCGCAGCACGCTATCGGTGTCCAAGGTCTTGCGCGGTGCCGTAGCCCGCGTGACCTCCTTGATGCGATCTTCGATCAGAGACAGCGTGACAGGATCGACCTGCCCCCGCCCATACCCAGGGCCTGCCTTGGCTATGATGAACTCGACAAGCGGCTCGAATAGCCCGTCATCGATATTATCAAGATCGACGTTCACCACGTCGCGGGCGTTCAACTCCGCAACGATGGTGTCCAGCCGGCTATTGATGTCGGAATACACGTCATCTGACGCGATTTGTCCAAGCCCGATAACGTCCATATCCAAAAGGATACGGTTGACAAGATCGGAGCGGATTTGCGTCATGCTGACCTCATAGAAAAGGGGCGCAGCCGAAGCCGCGCCCCTCAGTTTCGTTAGAGCCTTACGCGCCGTTGATGCGGGTCGCGAGATCGGGGTAAATCGCGGCGACACCATAGAGAATGTCGAGACGCCAGTTACCCAGATCGTTCGTGCCGTCGTAGTACGGGACAACGCGGACGCTCAGACCCTTATAGGTTTCGCGCGCCGGGTTGACCGCACCCTGCGGCAACTCCATCGGGACCATCGCGAGAGCGAACGCATCGCGGTGGAACACCATGTTGGACTTGTAGCTAGTGCCACCCGTGCCCTTGACGGTGATCGCCGCACTATCCGCAGGAGCCGCAGAGACGGTCTGGTAGGCACCCGAGACAATGATAGCCGGAGAGATCGTCAGCGTGGCCGGGCCAGTCGAGGCACCGGAGTTAGCATCAGCCGTAACCACGAACTGCTGCAAGTACGGCAGCACAGCCTTGGTCACGGGATTGACGGCATAGACACCGGCAAGGGTGAAGACATCACCGGCCTTCAGGATGCCGGTGATGCTATTGGTCCAGCCCTTCGTTACCAGAGACTGCGAGTTCGTGCCGTCATAGGTCACGTTCTGCGACGCACCATCCACAAGAGGCGTACCGGTCGCGACACCAACCGTGTGCGTCTGGACGTTCTGGGTCGAATAACAATCGACGTTGGCCAGCGGCGGCAGCTTGGCCTTTTCCAGCGCGTTCTTTGCAACGCTCTGGACAAACATGCTACTCGTGAAGGCACCAGCCAAGGCGTACTGATCCGCCGGGCTGAGAGTCGCGACACGTTCGCCGGCCGGTACCGCCATTTCATCAAGACGCTGCGGACCAGCCGCAATGCCGGCAAACGACGAAATGAGGTTGGCGGGTGTGCCGACCCAATTCCAGACGTTATTCGCCAGCGCCGCTAGGTCGGTATCGACCTGATTGGCAAGCTGGATCATGGCCGACTTCATGTAGCGTTCGGAGAAGTCGGAGATTTTCAGCGTGAGGTCGCTGGACGAGAACTGAAGATCGACGCCCTTCTGCTTGTTGACGACGATGGAGGTCGTCTTTTCCGTGGTGTTCTGCGGCGTGGCAGTCGCACCGTCACGGACGGTGTAACGAACCGGCTTGCGGATCGAGATGGTCGAGCCGGGCTTATTGCCGTTCGACTTCTTGGCGTACTCGTCCTCGTAGGAACGGTTCACCAGCGAACCCATCACAAGGTTATTGTCGAGAAGGCGAAGCGCCTCCTTGGCAATGATGGACGGGTTAATGAGAGAGTTAGTCGCGGTCATAGTGTGACCCTTTCATGCAAAAGGGCCACCCGAAGGCGGCCCTTTATGATTGGCGTCACGTTGGCGTCGGCTATTTGAAGCCGCTATCTGCCCAGGCCGTGTATTCCTCCATGCTCATTGCGGAGGGGTCTTTACGGCCTGTTACCGTTCCAGTGCCTCTCTGGACACTGAGCGGGGGCTTTGCCTTCGTGACTGTTTTGACTTGTGGACCGCGAATGCGCGCCGAGAGCTTGCCGATTTCTCGGGCTGCCTCGATTGGCGTCATGCGGTTAAGGGCTTCGAGTTTTTCCGGGTTCTTGGCGAGGTGGTACGCAATCAGCGGCCCCTTGCCGTCATCCAGGATCATGTCTCGAACGTCATCGCGGATTGGAACGTCGTTGGCCTGCTTCAGGGTCGTGTCGTAATCGGGTATCCGATCCTTCACGTCCTCTAAGCGGGCGTTGTAGGCGTTCAATCGGGCGCGATGTGCCCTTTGCGCGTTCGCTTGCTCCTGTTCGGTTGCGACACGCGCGTTTTCATCCCGAATCGCCCGTCTCGTCTCATAGGCCCGGAGTGCCCGGTCATAAGCGAGATAATCATTCGGGAAATCGGATTCCTTCGGCTCTTGGAGGTCGTCGCCAGCGGCATCGGTCTTGGCCGGCGCGCGTGGCGCCTGCGTTCTCCGATACTCGGCCAGTTCTTCCTCGGCAGCGCGAAGTCGTGCTTTCAGCCTTGCAGAGCCGGGCAGCTTTTTGGGCTTTTCCGGTTCGGCTTCTTCCTCTCCCTCATCACCTTCGGCTTCTTCATCCTCGCCTTCGGGCTGTTCGTCAGCCTCATCATCGGCAAGCGTTACAAAGTCCTTGGTGGTTTCAGTCTCGGGAGTTTTTACTACTTCACCTTCGGCCAGCGTTTCCGCCTGCACTTCGGTTTCTTCAGTCATACGTCCTCAAACAAAAATGCCGCCCGGAGGCGGCGTTCATCGCGTTAGCCAGCCGAGCGGCCAGCCCCGGCGAATTACTGAATGGGTGCCTGCGACTTCTCAGCCTGCTTGGCTTCCAGCTCCTTGATCTTCGCGTCGATTTCATCGATGACGGCTAAAGCGCGTTCATCACACTCGTAAAGTATGGCTCCAGCCGTGCGTGGCCGGCGGCGTTCGGATGAATTTGGTCGAGGAAATAGCTGGGGTTTACGGTCGGAGCTGCATCAACGCCCATGATCGGGTCGGA